GGCGGTAGAGGCAACAGCAGATAAAGCAGGCAACTTTCAATGATCTACAATAAGAGATTGAATAAAAAATGATATGATTAAACAATTATGATTTGATAAATTAAATCAAGAAGCACAATCAACAAAAGATTTAATAACTAAAGTAAGTACAATAGTTGATGATTATATACCTCAATGACAGATGAATGGTGGTGAATTAGTACAACAGATAAAGAATCTCAATGCTACGATACCCGATAGATTAAAAGGTATGGGAATAGAAAATGTTACATCTCAGAAATGATTTACACAAGCTATGAGTAAAACATTAAAGACTACATTAGATAAATTAGCAACCAAGTGATGAGTTACAGCAGGTACAATTAAAAATCTATATAAGACATATTCTAAACAGGCATTAGTAAAACAGATACTAGAAAATGAAAATATTAGAAAGACTTTAGGTAGACAGTTAATATGAGCATGAGTAGGAGCAGGTATAGGTTGATATTCATCTATTGAGGATTTTCAACAAGGCAATATAGCAAAATGATTGGGTAAGATAGTTGTTGGTTGAGTATTATGATCTATATGAATGAAATTAGCAAATAATCCTAATGTATTGATGAAAGTAGGTAATTTATTGAAAAAAATAGGATGACAAAAGACACAACTTTGAGTATCTATTTTAGCTTCTAAAATTAAAAAATAATGGAACTAATAGTGGTTTGAGTAACGTCATTTGTAGTGTGTTTTATATTATGACTAATTATATAATGCCATTCAGATCCAAATCACAACAGAGATTTATGTTTGCAAGACATCCAAAAATAGCAAAGAGATGGGCAGAAGAGACTCCAAACATAAAGAGATTGCCTGTGAAAGTTCCTAAAATGTTAAGAAAGGTGATAAGGAAAAGAAAATAGTTTTATCTTTTAATCAACTATAATGGCAAAAATGTGGATACAAGGTGCTATCAAGAACTTGAAAACATAATAAAAATTACTATAAAGACTATATTTATATGGTATAGTCTATTATGAAAGAGAAGTATTTACTGATAAAACAGAATAAAAAGACAACTAAATGTATATGTAAAAAATGTTTAAAAGAATTCTATGTATTTAATTGTAGATCAAAAAAATGACAAGGAATATATTGTAGTAGGAGTTGTCAATCAAGTGGGAGATCACATAAAACATATAGAATAACTAAAAAATGTATTATTTGTCAAACAGAATTTATAGTAAAAAGATATAGAATAGAAACAGCATTATATTGTAGTAGAAAGTGTCTATCTATATGAAGATGAATAAAATTGTCTTGAGAAAATCATCCAAATTGGAAATGATGAATACAAAAACGAAGATGACATAAAGCTAGGGTGTGGTCTAAATTAGTTAAGGAAAGAGATAATTATACTTGTAGAGATTGTTGATATATAGGAAATGATGTTGTATCACATCATAAAGAAGAATGGAAACAAAATAAAGAAAAAAGATATGAATTAAATAATTGAACAACTTTATGTGTAGATTGTCATTCTAAAAAACATATTTTAATCTCTAATTTTATAAAAAATGGTAAATTGAAAAAAACAACGAATTAGTTCAGCTGTGAAACATCCAGGTGCTTTAAGAAAACAACTCTGAACAAAGCCGTGAAAGAAGATCAGCGTCAAGTTATTGGGTAAAGTAGCGAAGGCTGGTATATGAAGTAAGGTAGCGGGCAAGAAAGTTACAGGAAAACTCAAGAAGAGGGCTGTATTAGCGAAAACATTATCAACGTTTTAGTTTTTAACCCTAAAAATATGGCTTGCAAGAAATGAGGCAAGAAGAAATAGTTGCAAAAAAACACTTCGTGAGTATAGTTTTATATTGGAACACGTTTAAATGGACACTCCAAAACAAGAAGCAATGAAAGAATTGGCAAAAAGAGAATTAGAGCGTAGGCACGAACCAAAAAGACAATCCCTATATGAGTTTATGAAATTCTATCGACTAAGGGAAAGAAAGGAAGAATTGATAGAGAATCGGCATATAAAAGCTATATGCGATAAACTGGAAAAGGTCTATACAGGAGAAATCAAGAGATTGATCATCAATATTCCGCCGAGGAGTCTAAAAACGGAACTAGTAAGTAAGGCGTTCCCAGTATGGTGTTTATGACATGAGTCTAACCTAAAATTTATTGCCACTTCATATTCAGCTACATTGGCTGAGAAGAATAGCTGAGGTGCAAGGGATATGTATAATTCACAGACATTCTGACTTGTATTCCCAAGAAGAAGTCCATTGAAAGAGGATCAGAATACTAAACAGCATCGGGAAACAGTAGATTGATGACAATACTTCTCTTGTGGAAGTGATGCAACAGTGACGGGTTTTGGTTGTGATATATTATTATACGATGATCCAAGTAAACCTGATGATGCTAATAGTGATGTAATGCTTACAAAGGTAATAAACAACTACCATGATACACTATATAGTAGACTTAATAATAAATCAGATTGAGCGATAGTAATAATAATGCAGAGATTACACGATAGGGATTTGACTGGACATTTGATAGAAAGTATGGCTATGTGAACATGAGATAGACGAGATACATTGATAGTTCCAGCAATAGCAGAGGAAGATGATGAGAATAGGAAACAATGAGAGAGCTTTTTTGAGCAGAGATTCCCATTGAAATTGTTAGAACAGATGAGAGATGATCCAGAGACAAGGATCAGTTTCTCTACCCAATACCAGCAGAATCCAGTAAATAAAGAAAGTCAGGAGTTCCATGAGGAACGGATAAGATATTATGAGGAGATACCAAGCAAATGAAGGATATTCACAGCGTGTGATCCAGCGTTCAGCAAGAAGCAATCAGCTGATTTTACAGCAATAATAACAGCTAAGTTTGATGGTTTGAATATGTATGTATTGGAATATAGTCATTGAAAATATAATCCAAGCGAATTGATAGATAAACTGATATACCATAAACAGAAACGAAACCCTGAAAAGATAGGGATCGAAGCATACCAAGCTCAACAGATGATAGGATTTAATCTGAGGTTAGAGTTAGAAAGGAAAGGTCAATATGCAACAATAGAGGAAATCAAGCAGATAGGAGATAAGTTGACGAAGATAAGAAAATTGATCCCATTATATAGGAATTGACATATCTGGCATAAGTTATGAATGAATGATTTAGAAACAGAAATGATAAGATTCCCAAGAGGGAAGCATGACGATCTGATAGATGCTATGCAAATGCTGTATTCAATGTATGAATTGACGCCCAATGTTAACATACAGAAGAGAAGCATAGAGATAAAATATAACCAATTCTGACAGCCGATAGGGATAGGGGATACAGAGAAAGACCGAGTTTTAGAAGATTACCATACCTAAATGAGTGTAAAGATAAATCCAACACTAGAACAACAGACATCAGCAATAAAGTATATTTCTGAGACTTTTGAGTGATATAAGAAGCTGATGACGAGTAGAATGGATGATTACTTGAATATCTATACTGAGTATTCCACATTTGTTATGCCTAAGAAAGCAACGTGGGATACTACATTCAAGGTAAATAAAGCTCACGAGGTAGTGAATAAGGTATTGCCAAGAATAATGACAAAGAATCCTAAATGGCTGGTAAGTAATAAGCCAGATATGATAAATGAACTGAATAAGTTATCTACAAATGAGGAGAAATCTAAAAGAATGGAGGAATTAGACCTATATACACAGGCGATGCAGGATTATCTGACTTTTGTATTTGATAAGTACAATCTGATAGAGCCAGCAAGACTATGGGCAAAGAATATGCTTATTTATGGTTCTGCTATGGCGAGAATAGATTTTGCTTATGAAATATCAAGAACTGTGGATACCGAAGAGGAAGAGGTTGAATATATGAATGAAAAATGAAAGGTTATAGGTACAAAGAAAGAGAAAAAGAAGAAGATAAAAGACTATGTCCGATGAGAATATCCTACAATAATCCCTGTATCGTGGTCTGATCTCTATTATGATCCAAGATATAAACTCTTCAGACAGATGCCAGCAGTGATAGAATATGTGAATTGAGTGAGATTAGGTCAGTTGAAGCAGAATAAAGAAGAATATATCAATCTTGATAAATTGGAAGAGATAGCACAAATTCCAGTTACAAATAATAAGGACTATAAGGATAGGATATATGCAATAACCTGAATAACGC